CAAGGGAACGATCGACGCCAAGTGGAACGATGCCATCATCGAGGCCAAGCACACTAATTCATACAACAACATGGACTCAGTGATAGAGTTCTACATGCCGCAGATTCAAATGTATGCTCACATGGCAGACGCCAAGGGCGCTTACCTCTCAGTTATCTTTGGCAACAACAAGTGGGAGGGAGCCTATGTCTCATACAACGAAGAGTATTTCCATTCTATGTGGGCAGTGGTGTCGGACTTCTGGGGTCACGTTCTACGGGATGAAGAACCGATTGGTATTGATGTCCCGAACATCTCAGTCGACAAGATTGCGGTGGACGAAATGGTCAAGCGAGACGCCAGCCGTGACAATGAGTTCATCGCCCTCGCCCATGACTACATCGAAAACCAGCCAGCGGCCAAAACATTTGAGGCTGCTAAGAAATCCCTGAAGGAAATGGTTGGGTCAAACGAGCGTGAGGTTTACTCGAACCTGCTCTCAATCAAGCGAGCCAAGAACGGATCACTGCGCTTTAACGTACGCCTATAAGGAGAAACAAAATGACAATGGAATTATGGAACAAGGTCAGCGTATCTGACCCAGCCTTTCTCAAGCCAGTCAGCTTTGGCTCAAGAAAGTTTACAGCAATCGACCCGATGTATCAGGTTCGATCAGCAACAGAAGCCTTCGGTCCAGTGGGTCAAGGCTGGGGCTGGACTAACACAACAGAGATTGTGCATGTCAGCAACGGAGACAGTGCAGTGCTTGCTCATGTCAGCGTATGGCACGGCAAGCCAGAGAATGTGTTCGGCCCCTTTACTGGTTGTCGCAAGTTCTTTGACGCAGAGAAGGGCCGCATGGCAGAAGACGCACCCAAGATGGCAGTGACAGATGGCCTGACCAAAGCCTTGTCGCACCTTGGATTCAACGCCGATGTCTTCCTCGGGAAGATGGACGGTAACAAATACGCCGCTGATTCTGGTGGCGCATCAACGGGCTGGTAAGCCCACAACACAGGAGCCAAAAGCATGGCAGATACATACGACAACACCGACCGTGGCGCAGCCTTTGCACCATTCGAAACACAGAAGCTTATCCTTCAGGGCAAGATCAATGACAGTGGCGTAGAACGCAAGATCACCATGGTCAAAGACGCAACTCGTGAAGGCAAGACAATCATTGAGGTCTACGAAAAGATCGGCGTCCTGTTTGAGAACGACAAGAAAGGCAATGAAGCTGCGCCAGATTACACCGGCCCCTTCAATGAGTTTCGTCGCCTCGCTGCATGGCGCAAGATGAAGGACGGAAAACCTTACATGACATTCAACGTGTCAGACAAACAGCAAGGCGGCGCAGCACCAGCACCGCAAGCTGGATCATCCTTCGGATCAAACGACTTGGGCGGAGACGACATTCCGTTCTGAGAAAAATAGGGTGGGCCTTCGGGCTCACCCACCACGGAGAACCAAATGAAAATTGCACCAGTAGATAAAGTAATTGACGCAGCGGGCATGGGCCTGAGCATGGCAGAAACATGCAGGCTCTTAGACGTATCCCGCACGCAGATCAGAAACATTGCCAACAAGTATGGGATTAAGTTTGTGTCTGGGCATGCCAAGCACGGCGCTGAAATGCGAGGCAAGCCAAGACCAACAAGCGAGCAGCCCATGAAAAGCAAGCGTGATCCATACGCTGCAAAGACTGAGGCCCACCGCAGAGCAGCATACAAAAAGAAGATGTCCGAGC